CGTTCGGCGCGGTTTCGATCCGTCCGCCATTCGTGAAATAGCGGGTCTTCGCCTCACCCCATTCGATCACGTATTCCTGGGTGACCGAGAAGCGAAAGGCCGACAGCCAGGTGGAGCTGGGATCGGCAGCGCGGATGAACTCGAACCCCTGCCGCTTGACCAGAGGACCGAGCGACAAGGCAATGAAATTCTCCGCTTTTTCGAGGCCGAACGCGTAATTGTCGCTGTCCACCCGCCCCTTCATCATCGGGTCCAGCTCGCCGCCCAGGAACCCGGCCAGCAGATGCCTCATGGGCCAATCCCCGATCGGCCGAACCGCGCCAGCACCCAGTCACTCTCCTCCTGGACCAGCGGCGGGTTCTCGCGGGCGTCGACGCTCTTCGCGTCGCTGAGCGATTTCTGATAGGCCTGCCAGCCATCCTGCGGGTTGTAGGCCGACCCGGCGATGCGCGTGCCGATCATGAACGCAATGCGCCGGGCAAAGCTATCGGCAAAGCTGTCATCCCACAGCGCCGGCTCGGTCACATCGATGACGCACCGGACATAGAGCGGGCCCGCCACGTTGCACAGGATCCGCTGGCTCTCGAGCGCATAATCGGCTCGGGCCTCGGGCGTCAGGATCTCAAGCAGCCGGGCCGCATCGGCCGGCAGGCGGAAGGCGTACTCGTAAGGGTACGCGGTAATCCCGGCGAGCGAGGCCAGAGCATCCCGGCGGATCGCGAAGTTCCACGAGCCATCGCGCAGCGTAGCGCGGCGCTGGGTGTCCCACACGGCCGAAATGTTGCGCGCGAGCGGCCGATCCTCATCGGGATCGGTCACCCGCGCTTCCGTGCCGATCAGCTCGGCCGTCAGGTTATAGATCTGGACCTTGGAGGCCACGCGCCGCGCCTCCCCTTAGAGCGGCGGCCACTTCGCCGCGTGGATCTTGGCCTTGATGTTGTCGATCAGGATCAGCGCCTCGCCCTTGGTCAGCTTGGTCGCATCGATGTTGATCGAGATCGTGTCGCTCTGCGCTTCGGCGGCGCCGGCCGCGATCGCGATATCCTTGAGCTGGACCTTGCCCCGCGCTGCCGTGAATTTTGCCTGCCATGCCATCGCCTGGGTCTCCGCCTGGGAACTTGTTGGGCTCGATTGACGGGGAAGGCTGTCCCTCGGCCTCCACTCCTCGGGAAGCCTCCCCCGCTAGAGGGACGCCGGGCATGCCCGGCGCCAACCCCGGTTACTTGACGCTCGAGTAGCGGATGATGAAGGACGCCACGACGGCGGCCGCCACGTTGCCGCTGACCTTGAGGTAGAGATCCTCATCCGCGCTGGACGGACCGGCGGCAATCGCCGCGGCGTTCGGCCCGATCGCGGTGGGCGTGTCGGTCACCGTCATGGTCTTGGCGTTGACATACTTGCCCGGAGTGCCGGCGGTGCCGACCGAAAGGGTCACCGCGCCGAAGCTCGTATCGCTGATCACCGAGACGCCATTGATCACCGAACCGGTCGGGATCTTGCCGAGATACACCAGGTCGTTGGCCACCAGCGCGTTGGTGGTATCCTTGGTTGCGATCAGCACGCTTTCCTTGGCGTTGACCTGGCGGCCATCGGCCTTGAGCGCAGGGATCTGGGTGGCGTCGGCCACACCGACCTGCTGGGTTGCATAGTAAGTCGCCATCGTCGTTTCCTTATCCTGGCTCGGCCGGGACCTGTTCGCCCGGGGTCATCGCCTCCATCGGGTGCGGCGGCGGGAGCAAGGCTCCCGCCGTCAGGGATCAGGCCTCGCTGTTGAGGATGATGCCGGAGAAGCCGGGCTGCGTGCGGCTCGCCGCCACGGTGGTGCCGGCATAGATCTGCCGGGCCAGGCGCTTGGTCGGGACCGGCGAGATATCGGTCCGCAGCTTCTGCCAGAAGTTGGCGACCAGGCCTTTCTTCGTCCAGAACGGCGTCTTGCGATAGCCGCTGCCGTCGAGGGAGGTGGCCGCGATCGTGCCCAGCAGCGGGTTCGCCAGCTCGAGATGAAGGAACTTCCACCCGAGCATTTCCATCAGCATGCCGTTCTGGACGACGCCGCCGAAGGCGCGCTGGAAGTCGGCATGGGTGGCCGGGATCTCGGTCAGCAGATCGTCGTTCTGCTCGGCCGTCAGCACCATATACTTCTCTTCGTTCGGATCGACGTAGCCCTGCAGCAGCAGCTTGGTGGCTGCCCGCAGCTTGGCCGTGTTCATCCGCTGGGCGCCGGCGGCGCCGCCGGTGGTCACCGGGATGATCTGCCCGTTGGGGAACGGGGTGGTGGTGGTGCCGGTCTTGCCCGAGATGATCGAGCCGTAGAACCCTTCCAGGATCCGCTGGTCGTAGGCGCGCTGGATCGTGCCCGCGGAGCTCATGGTGCTGGTCCCCATGATATCGATCTGGGTGGCCAGCTGATCGTCATTGTCGACCAGATCGGCGTAGTAGAGCTCATTCGGCTTGGCCAGCCACACCCCGTCATAGGTCGGGTTGTTGTAGCGGGTATCGCCGTGGCGCTCATTGCCTTCGTTCGGCGCAGTATTGCCGACGATATCCTTGATCTTGACCTTTTCCGAAGAAGCATCGCTCTGCTCGACGACTGCGCCGAGCAGCACGGACTGGTTCTGGTTGAGAGCCAGTTCGACGTTGTTCTTGTAAGCGACCTGAAAACTGTTGGGGACATTGAACGACATGGCGCTCGCCCTTTCGTCAAAACGGAGTTGAACCGGATTGCGAAGGGCTAAGGGGCCAACGGCCCGGCCTCTCTATCGTTTAACGCCCGCGATCGGCGGCTGCTCCACAGCTGGGCCCGGGGCCGGCAAGCCGGCTAAGCCAGGTCTTGGATGCGAAGGAGCCGGATGGTTCCGGCTCCCCGCGTCGTCAGCCGTGAAAATCTCACTGCTCATCGCGTCTGTCAAGCAGCTCTCTGCTTGCGATCCTCTTCTTCCGCGATCGTTGCCAACAGATTTTCGTAGCGGATATTCTCCGGCGTCCCCTTGGTCCGGATCGCCGCCGCCACCTTGGCGTCCCCCTTCATCGCGTCGAGCTGCTTCTGCGCCTCGGCCGCAGAGATCCCGAAGCGGTTGGAACCCGAACCGTTCAGCATCACGTCCTCGGCCAGGCCATTGCCGAGCTTGGCCAGGATATCCATCGCCCGGCTCGCGCCGAGCGCCGCGCGCAGGCTCAGCCCTTCATCGCGGGACAGGCCCAGCGCCCGCATGGCGTTGTTGACCGCGGCCATGTTGGCATTGGCCTTGTCGCCCCATTCCTTCATCTTGTCGTTCGCGGCCTGCTGCTGCACGCGGTCCTGCGCGCCGAGCTCCTCGAGCTGCGCCTGCACGAAATCGCCGACCATCGCATCCCATGCCGCCGCCGGCATGCCGGCCTGGTGAGCGACCCCGGCGAGGCGCTCGAGCAGCGGCGTGTTCATCTTGACCGGCGTGCCATCGGGCCCGAGCACCGGATTGCCATCGCTGTCCTTCGGCGCCGGCATGGCATAGCCCTTGGCGTCGTCCGGGACCCCGATCGCCTTGTGGAAGGCCGCCAGATCCTCGGCCGTGGCGCCCTCGCCCGGAACCTTGACCCGGCCGCTGTCGCGCAGCGCGCGCTGGTTGTCGCGGGCGACCTTGGCGAGCCCGTTGAGATCCTTGATCCCAGTCGATTTCACCCAGTCACGAACGCTGGCGTTCTCGCCGTCCGTGAGGTCGCCGGAGATCTGCTGATACCAATCCGGATCCGCCGCGCCGCCGTCGCCGCCCTGGCCGCCCTCACCGCCACCGACCGCGGCGCCGCCGTCGCCGCCCTGGCCGCCCTCACCGCCGCCAGCTGCAGCGCCGCCGCCCTGGCCACCGTCGCCGCCACCAAACACGCTCGAGAAGTCCGCCCCACCTTGACCGTCACTCATCGTCAACCTCCATCAGTTTTTGCACCTGGTCCTCATCGAGGCCCAGCATTCGGATAATTCGCAGGCCGGCCTCGCGCCGGCCCTCGCGGCGCGCCATCACCAGCGCGTCGGGGTCGAAAATCGTGGGCGCCGAGACGTGGCAAAAGTCCCGGATATCCGCGAGCACGCGCTCGCCCTGAACCGTTATCTGTCCGTTTTCCCCGACAAACACGGCCTTGTACTCCCGGGCGATCAGCACCATTCGCCACCGGAACAGGTTTCGCTCGAGCACCCCCACCTCAGGCCACCTGGCTCAGCTGGTTGCCCTTGGCGATTTTCTGGTAGGCATCAGCCGCGCCCTGGATCTGTTCGATCGACGCCGCTTCCTGCTGCTTTTGCGCGCGCTGTTCACGCATCGCCGCCACGTCCTTGGGATCGCGCACGTAGCTCGCCTTGACGCCGATCTCCTCGGCAAGGCCCGGCACCATCGCATCGGTATCGAGGTAATCGTAGACCGCCCCGCCATCGACCTGCGCCATGGGAGTGAGCGCCTCGATAAACCGCAAGGTCTTGGCCGTGCTTTCCGCCCGGGCCATGGCCGCCAGCATGTTGTCGTAATCGATGATCGGCCAGGCGCCCGCCTCGCGCACTTCGGGGGGGAAGTCCTCCAGCTGTCCGTGCCGGATGGCGAGATCCAGCTCGCGCTGGCTCATCGGGTTCTGCTGCTCGGTTTCGTAGCGGCTCGCATAGGGCCGCACGAGGATCCCCTGTTTGCTCATGACCTCGAGCACTTCCGTGGTGGTCATCCGCGAATTGGGATCGGTCAGGATCTTGTAGAAATCCTCGAGGAACGCGGTGCGGATCTCGGTCCGTTCGGCCTCCATCATCTCGAGCGCATAGGGGATCCCGTTCTCGCCGCCGGGCATCCGCTGGACCAGCATCGCGCCCCGGTCGCTGACCAGGCCGGGGTTGAGCCCGCCGGGCTTGCTCGCCAGGCGCGTGATCCCGTCATCGTTGTTGAACGCCAGCGCCGGATCCACGGCCTTGTGGCCGGCCCGCAACGTGGTGTGCTTCATCGCGTTGAGCCCGGCGATCGTCGGCGCCATCTTCATTGCCGGCGAGCGGCCGTACTTCTCGTTTGGCGCCGTCAGGTGACGCGCAACCGACAGCGGCGAGGTGTGATAGCCCTTGCGCCGCAGGTAGAGCTTTTCGTCCATCGCCAGGAACCGCGAGGCGATCGGGAAGCGGCGCCAGTCCAAGGTCTCGCGGTCGTACTGCCGGTTGGGGGTGACGACGTGCAGGATCTGGAATTCCTGATGCGGTTTGTCCTCGCGGATCGCCTGCTGCATCTTGGGGGTGAGCGCGTCGAAGCCGAAGAAGTCGTAGAGCTGGTCGGCGCGCTTGGTCATCGCCCGATCAACCGTGTTGACCATGCCCGAGAGATCGACGTCGATCGTGCATTCGGACAGGTGCAACGTGCGGTAGAACATGCCGCTGATATCGGGCAGCACATCGGTCCACAGGATCGAGGTGCCGTAGCGGCCGAGCTGGCCCCAATCTTCGTTCGCCGCCATGCCGAACCCGGTGCGCATGGCATGCCGGATCGCGTAGAGCCGCTGGCCGGCCGTCTCGCACCACAGCTTGACCCGGCGGATTTTCATCAGATCCGGATTGGCGAACCGCGGCTTGATGTAATCCTTCTCCTGGGGCGTGGTGATCGCGACGCCGGCGGCCGCGAACCGCTCGAGCGCGGTGATGTGGGTCGCGTCGTAATTGGCCATGCCGCGGATCGCTCCCGGTGACTGGCGATTGAACCCGCCGGCACCATCGGGAAACCGCTCATCCATTTCCCGCCAGGCATTCAGCCATGGCGACCGCTCGCCGATGCGGCGCTCGTGATCGCGGATATCGGCCTTTGCCAGCTCTTCGTCCTGCAGCTTGTCGTCCATTTCGCGCGCCTTTCGGGATGGGAGTGAGCACCCCGGCCGACGGGCGAACCCGCCGGCCGGAGCCAATTACGCCGTGATCAGAACACCACGTCGTCGGAGAGGTTGACCTGCTGGTTGGGCCCGATCGCCAGCACCTCCGGGCGCGGCGCCCAGGCGACTTGCTTGCCATCGAGCACCAGGCCGTATCCGGCCAGCATGTATGGCGAACCACCATGGGCCGGGCCGTGCACCATCAGCTCAACGCCTTTCAGCCGCACGCCGGCGATCGAGCCGCGCAGCGCCCAGGCATCCCCCTCGATCCGCTTCGCCGGCAGCCCGGCGAGCTCCTGGCGCCCGTCGCTGAACACCAGGTCCACCGTAGTGGCCTCGCGGATTATCGCGAGCAGCTCGGCCGACGCCTCTTGCGACGGCTCAGGCTGGTCCTTGAGCGGGCCCACCTTTCGCCGCGTGGGAGCAGCAACCGTCTTGGCCTTTGGCGCCTTTTCGGCGTGGCTCAGCTTTTCCTGCAGCGCGTCGCGCTCGGCCGTCACTTCGCCGTGCGCCGTCTCGAGATCGCCAACCCGTTCAGACAGGGCGCCGATCGTCGTACTCGCCACCGTGAG